CTTCGTGATTGACGGAGCCGACATGATGGCCGTGCAGCGCTGGTGTGATCAAAACTGGCAATTTAGCCTCGGCTATGCGGCGCCGCAGTTCATTCATCTAGGCATCCGTCAGGGCCGGCCTAAGGTGCGCTGGGATTATTGAGGGCCTGTGCTCGTTCCTGATCACGAGATCCGTCGGCTGTGTAAACAGCACGCCATGGTGATGCCATTCGATGAAGATCTGCTGAATCCGGCCAGCTTGGACGTGACGCTGGGCAGCCGGATCATGATCGAGGTAGCCGAAACACCTGAGCTACAGGTGGTGGACATCCTCGGCCACACGGCAGAGGATCCGTATCTAATCCAGCCGGGGGAGTTCTTCCTGGCGGAGACGCGCGAGATCTTCAACCTGCCGAATCACGTCGGCGCTCAGTTCGTGCTCAAGTCAAGCCGCGCACGCGAGGGCTGGGATCACGCTGAGGCCGGCTGGTGTGATCCAGGGTGGTATGGCAGCCGGCTTACGATGGAGATCTGCAATCAGCGGCGTCTGCATCCGCTCGGCATCTGGCCTGGCATGAAGTTTGGTCAGCTCAAGTTCATCCTCGTGAGCGGCACTGTGGAGCGCAGCTACGCCGAATCTGGAAGATACAACGCAGACTTGGGCGTGACCGCATCCAAGGGCTAGCGTGCGCTCGTGGAGTGAAGGCTAGGCGCTGGCTTGCGCAGCCGGCGCCTTTTTCATGGGATGCGCCAATGGTGCCATGCGCAACCGGTGGATCTTGCCGGGCGCCTCTGCTGGATCGTCAAGCGGCACCATCGTGAAGTCATCGCAGCCGTGGCGTTCTGCCCAGTGCTGCGCGCCTTGATGCGTGTCAAACGGCCCGACGTGCCACGGGCCAATGCGGAGGATGTATTGCATTGCGGGACGGTAGCGCGAATCATGCCGCGCACTCCCATAGCAATTCTGCAGTCTCGTGAGACTCAGTGGCGACCGCTACCGTATGCCAAGCGGCGGCTAGCCCATGCGGGCGTTCTACCTAGAAATCTCCGCCAAGCTGATCATCAGGTCCAACGCGGACCCTGATGATTTGCCGGCAGATATTTACAGCCACATGGCTGAGTACATCCGATCCGATGAGGACATCATCGATATCGAGGTGAACGCTGTCCCACTGCCGGCTGATCTAGGTGGATCGTCACCACATTGAAGAGACGAGGCTGGTCACACGGCGATCAGCTCGCGATCAGATTCTGCTGGCTTGGAACTACCGCTGCGCATATTGCGGCGATGAATTAGGCCGCAGCCCAACGCTGGATCATGTGATCCCAAAGGTGCATGGCGGCTCAACCGTGCGCAGCAATATGGTCGCCTGCTGCCTTGGCTGTAACTCCAGCAAGGGGCATAAGCCATGGGTGGACTGGTATCGCGCACAGCCGTTCTGGGACAGCCTCAGTGAGTGGGCAATCGCGCGCTGGGTTGCTGGTGAGAGCTAAACTTGCACCCTAGTTTTCTCAGGAAACTAGGCGGTAACGCTGCGCCCGGCAGCGTTGAGGCCAGTGGTGCGTGAGCCCTGGTCGCCGGGCATCTATTGCGCCAGCAGCTGATCGAGATATAGCTCGGCCTGCCATTGATCACTGCTGTAGCGGCAGGTGCCACCGACGCAGCTGCGGTAATACACCTCGCCATGCACGGGCATCAGCGTTTCGATGTAGCCGCCGTCTCGATCTGTGCGGCTGATGACTTCAGGGCCGAACATACAGCTCACACCTGGCCGCATAACGGCCGCCGCTTCTCTTTGATTCTGGCAACTCCAACCCACAGCGCTGATGACGCATCTGCCAATGCTGGCAATCCCAGCACATCAGCGGCTCACCAGCAGGGCGCAGCTTGGCGCGTGCGGCTTGATAGATCGACTGCGCACGTTGCAACGCATCAGGCAGATGCACGGTGCCGGTATCTGATTCGATCTGATGTTCTGGCTTGGGGCCGAGCACCACGCGCGCGTGCCATGTCTTGTCGGATCGGCTGCACAGCAGCAAAAGGCGGCCGCCGTGCAGACTGATCATTCGAGCTCGCCAGCAGCAGGCTGGTGGTAGATCCGCTCGAGCACCATGCTGGCCGGTTCATCCGGGCCATCAGTGACATAGGCCGCAATCGGATCGGTGGCATCAGCCGCCACGAACACACAGGAGCGGGCGTATGGCTTGACAACCACCAGCCCGGTGCGACGGCTGCGCACAAGGATGCCAAGCGCCCAGCGCTCGAGCAGATTGAGGCCAGGCAGTTGGGGCATCATCCTTCCAGTTTGGCGATAAGACGCTCGATATACCACCGGCACTTGCGGGCATCCTCAAGCGCGTTGCCCTTGCACCACATGCGCAGCAGATACTTCAACGCCTGGCCCTGCAGGTAAGCGGGCACCATATGCGGCGCATCGGTGATCGCAGATTCGATCACGTCGATAGCTTCCACCGGGCCGCGGCGGTAATGGTCTGGATTGATTGGATCAGTCACTCCACCCACCCCCACTGCTCGCGTTTGCAGATGCGCCAGACCTGTTTGGCGCTGATGCCATAACGCACAGCAAGCTGGCCGCAGGACATGCCATCAGCACGCTGCTGCCGCATCTCGCGGACGTTATCAGGCGTGAGCACATTGGATGGGTTGCCTTCACCGCGCTTAAAGCAGCCGCCGGTGGGCATGGTCAGCGCACGCTTGACGTATCGCATAAATGGATCATCAGCGGGCACATGCTCCGCCAGTCGTTCGGCCAGCTCTGTCGCTAGTGCGTGATGGTTCATCGCCACTTATCCCCCAGCAACGCCTGGCGGCACACCTCGATAGCCTGCTGCGCTTGCTTCTGCGTCATCACCGACTCGGTGGCATCCATGGCGCGCACCACACGGGCCAGCAGCTCTGGGTATGACGTGTCGCGAAAGTTGGCCGCCAGATCATGCGCAAACTCCTCCCACAGTCCGGTGTAAGTGCCGCAGGTGCGACCGCTGCGTTCATAGAGCGCGTCCAACATGTCGGCGCGCTGCTGATCGAGAAATGAAGCCGGGATCATGGTTCAAGTAATCGGCGGACGTGTTTGAGTTCAGCGCACAGCTGCTCGGTGCGTGGCACGGTGCGCAGCTCGTCGATCCTGAAATCGATCAGATGCTGCAGGCGCTCGCGCTCATCCTGCCTGCCCTGCTGGTACGCGCCAGAGTCTGTGATCAGCTGGTTAATGCGGTCGCGGATGGTGCTCACTCCACCTCCACAGCAGCACCCGGCCAGCGATTGCGCGCGTACTTCTCAGCAGCGCGTTTCGATTCGGCGCGCGTGTACCACGTGATGGGGCGTGCGCCTTGGGGGTAGACGATCACTTTGTAATCACGCACGCGGGCGTTGTGGCGTGGCCTGCTGATGCCCTCGCCATAGTTGCCGATCTCAGCCTCATCCGTGCGCCACTGGAAGAGGGCGCCAGACACCTCAGCCATAGTTGATGCTCTCCGTAACGGTTTCGACGTTGATCCATTCGATCTGCGACCACCACTCAAGCCACGTATCAGCAGCGATCAGCTTGGCCTCGGTGAGGCTGGTGGCGGTGACGCACTCAAAGACGTTCGCGGCCTTGATCTGGAAGTAGAAGCGGCGTGGGCTAGTCATGTCGCACCACCTGCTGCGTGCCGCTGTGGGTGGGGCTGTGATGTGCGCCAGATTCGATGCCGATCATGGCGAACACGGCCGCGGCGATCAGGACACAGATGGCGTTGTTGAGGCGGTCAATCATGGTTCTCGGGATAGGTGGGGGAGCCCGAAGGCTCAGGCGGCCAGCGCTTCAGCAATAGCGAATTGCGTGCCGCACACGGTGGCGGTCGGAGTGCGCTGATACTTCGCCAGTTGCTTCTCAGCGAGCGCATAGCTGCCGCACCATGTGACGGCCTGGGTGCCATTTACGATGCAATGGGTGTAGGTGCGAGTTTTGCTAGTGCGCTTGACGGTCAGGCCGTTGAGAGTGGTGGCGGTGTAGGTGGTAGCCATGTCTCGGAAAGCGGTGGCCTCGTCGGCCGTCCCCTTATTA